CCTCTGAGTTGAGAATAAGTTCTCGCATGATTGCTTCAAGCCTGTCATAATCTGCATTTATTCTGGCTTCAAAGAATTGAAAATATGTGGTAAGTTTGGGATGGCTATGAGTCCAAAATTCAATAGCGTCGCCATATTTTGTGGTAATGTCTTCATGGTCTAAACTGATCTTGACCAATTCTGAATTTATTTTTAGTGCGTCAATATTCATTGTGTGATCTTTCTATCTTTAATAACGTGTAGTGCCAATAGGGCAAATCTTAATCTTGAATTAATTTTGTCTGCATCACCTTGGAGGCAACGCAGTTCATTGGTGCATTTGGCCAATTCAGCCTCAATGCTCTGAAGTAGTTCTGAATCTGAATAATCTTTAACTTCCATACTGATCCTTCCATCTATGGAATATTTAACTTAAAAGAAAAAGGGCACCCAAAGATGCCCCTTTTTCGCTCCCCGTGTGATGTTATACGGTGCCTGCTGTGATATCGCCATCCACTGATAGTGTGATTGGAGATACCCAGACTGGTGCTCCTGGATTAACCGTTGGGGCTAGGTTAGTGATATAGCCCTGTCCTGAAATATATTTCTTGCCCGCTGTGACACGGCCTTCAAAGTATACACGGAAGTAAACCAGGGTGGCATCATTGCTAAGATCGAACAGACCTGAAACACCGTTTGAACCGGTGAAGAAGGTAGTTGAATCTATAACAAAATTGCCTGCGATAGAATTATTCGCTGGTGTTGGCACTGTTTTATTTGAAAACTCGTCCAACTGTTGCCATTGAAATACTCCAACCGCATTGTTGATTGTGATATCCTGTAAGGCAGGAACTACATATCCGCTGCTGGTTGATGCTATTGTTGCAGTGGAAATCTGTAAAATTGCCTGACTATTGGGACCTGAAACATTAATATAAGCCATTTGTTTTGTCCTTTAAGTTGTTGCGACGTTTAATCTAAACTCAAAGGTATAGATTAGAACATCTTCTTCAAGCGAGACAGCGTAATCACTTTCTTGTCCAAAACTGATTATGCCCGTCGAACTTTTACACCCTAATATGCGTGATATAACTGATTCTGTTTGACTGGGTGGATTTTTAGCATCTACGGCCAGATATACTGAACAGATATAATCATCTTGATAAACATCAGATCCATTGAGAACTTCATAGATCATAGTTTCTTCAATGCGTTCGTGGTCAACATAAACTTTCTTTAGATTCTTACGAAACAAAGGTAGATTATTTTGACTCCAAGGCAATTCCTGACTGACAGCAAACTGTGTCAGAGTGGAAATCGCAGTGGTGATTGCTGATAATAATTCTGTTCGCATTATCTTATTCTCACAATGTTAGTGCGTGTGGGCATTTTTTCTTGATTTGAGATTGTGCCCAAACCATCGAAATCATACCAATCACCTGCATTAATCAAGGTGCGAAAAAGGCTTTGATACTTTTCACGGTAAAAACCAATCTTCTTATACTCTGCATTATCCTCATTGCTAAAGTCTGCCACTTTGGGCAAAACATATTCATATAAGGTTAAAAACACCGTGAGATCTGTCCAATCCTGTTGCCTTGCTTGAAACTTATTGGCTGAAGGAACTGGCACATCTATGGTGCTCAGAGTAGAGACATTGGTTGTGCCACCATCGAGAACTAGGAAATAACTTTGCCACCAGGCTGTGTCTTTTATTTCATAGAGAATCTTGGTTGTGGCACGCTCCGCAAAATCTTCAATCATTCCACTATCTGCTATACCTTCATTGGCCTCAAATAGTCTTTGGTCGCGATCAGTTACATCTGCATACTCGCAGAAACTGAGCACGTTGCCACCGCTAACTATCCAATTATTCGGGTAAGCCATAGTGTGTCTCCTTTATATCAGATTAGAGTATTCCATCTGCTGTGATTGCTACACCGTGTGTGCTCTGAAGAACCTTAGCACCTGCCACTGCAACCACGCTCATATCTGTGGCACGATTGGCTGGTAGGTATAGTGTGTTCAGACTGATACCGCCACGTTCAGCAATACCCAATGCTGTTGGAGCAAATACGCCAGCAACATAGGTAGTAGCACCGCCTGTGGTTGCACCTGCCTCAACTAATGGTGATTCTACAACAGTTACACCACCGATGCTGCCAATAACACCAGAAACTAGGATTTGATTACCAACATTACTTGGGTTAGCAATTCCTGTTGCTTGAGTATATGGTAGAACCTGTGTCAGTGTTTTCTTCAAGTAGAAAGCCTGATTTGGGTGAACAACAGCATAATATGGTCCCATGACCTTGCGACTACGCAGTGTAGCAGCGGCCTTGAGGATCAATTCTGAAGTTAATTCTGTTGATGTGGAACCGATGTCTGAACTGAAGTTTTCAAATTCACCAAACACCATTGTGTCTAGACTTTCACCAATGGCACGACCAGAGATTTCAGCCAATTGTGCCATGACATCACCATAGGCACTATCACGCAGCATGTCAGTAACCTGTGAGTAGTAGACATGTTCTTTCAATGTGATCAGAGCCTGTGTTGATGTGGTATTACGAGCACTGGCAGCGGCTTCATCTGAAATCAGTTCTGCTGTGCCCTGTCCCCAGATAGGAACCTGTGCAACTTTACCAGAATTTTGGGGAACCTGGAAAACCCTACATAGTTGACGGCTGACACTGGTTTCGTAGGCTGCAAATTCCGCGTCAGTAACGAAATTGGCATAAAACTCGTCATTCCATAAACTATTGTTATTACTAGGCATAGTCATCTTTTTGTCCTTTTAATTAATGTGGTTTGGATTTCAACTCCTTCAACATGGCCCTGTGTTGAGGGTTTTTCATGTCTAGGCGTGATGGATCCAGTTTTTCAGGACGTTGACCAATATTAGATTTAGTATGACTGGTTGTTGGGCCCGCGGCACGAAAGTGTAGATTAGAATCTAAAAATTCTTGAACTAGGTCTTTGACACCCAATAATGTTCCACGATCTGAATATCTAACGGAACCTTTGTCATCGAGCACTTCAACTTCGCCCTGTTCACTCAATCGCACATAGGGTTTTAACAACTGTTTGACCTGTTGAGGATTAACAGCACCTAACTGTGCTGCTGTGTCCACTAAAGGCATGTCAACTGTATAATTTCTAATGATCTCATCCCTTTTACGTATTTCTTGATCTTTCTTTTCAGCCAACTCTTGAATAATCTTATCGAATTCACCACGCTTCTTTGCTTCTTCATTTCTGCGTCGTTCGGATTCTTGTTTGAGTTGTCTAAGTTCTTCTACATCACCAAGGTCTTCATATTGACGAGTTAATTTTTTGGTTAGGCTAGTTTTCATTCTGGCCATCATGTCGTTAACTTCTGCTTCGGTGTATGTTCGCTGTGCCTGGTCTTGTTTATCGGACGATCCAGTATCGTCATCTGCCAATGTTTGTTGTTCGGCCATTGTAGCCTCGCCTCCTTTAGAGTAAATGTTTATAACTGAATATTTATTGGGTTCAGTTTTTAACCCCTAATTTTAACCTTAGATTCCCTAGTATTTGTCTATCCTGTTGTATAATCACAGGCTCTGGAGTGCCCATTGGGCCATATGTTCTATCACTGACTAGAAATTCACAACTAGGATCTTGTTCCGTGAACTGCTTGGCGAATTTCTTAGTTTGCCTAGCATTTCGACCTGAGACATAGACTATGGCCTTATAGGGTGCTAAAGGTCTAAGACCTTGATCATAGGTCACAATTAAGATCTCTCCCTGCTGCCATGCTTGCCAACTCCATGGACACACAGATCGTATTCTAGCAAAATGTTCTGACCAATTAACCGCGTTTTTTCTTGCCACGTTTTTTCATTGTTTATCCTTTCTTGGTAAAACGATATTTTTGACTCTTTGGTGCTGCCTTGCGAGCCACTGACAATGCGATCGCAACCGCCTGCTTTTGACTGCGTCCTGCTCGCATTTCAGTTTTTATATTTTTAGCGATAGTGTGTTCGCCGTAGCCTTTTTTAAGTGCCATTATGCTTGCTCCTTTTCTAAAATATTACGGGCCCATACTAATCCAGCAGGCCCACCCCATAATAGATAGGCCTGTGTGCCGGGTGTGCGTGAACCTGGACGATAATATACTCGTGCTCTGGATAAGAAACTATAAGTTCTTTTTACGATATCAAGACTCACTGACTCTCTGTTTGAGAATTGACGAGCACGGGCAAGTCCTACACTAGTGCCACCCTTATTAGATGGTGCTGCTTGTTCTCGCATCTTTAGTCCTCGTCGGGCCGCTGCGGCCATGGCTTCAGTGGGCTTATAGGTCATTCGTCATATTCACTTTCTTCTTCATGAATATAGCCCTGTTCCATATAGGCTATATGTTCTGCTTCAGTGCGAGCAACAACTTCATCTCCAGTTTCTGGATGATACATGGTATGTGCTTCAAACAAAGGCTTAGCGGGTAGATTTGCTGCTTCTGTTGACACATATTCGGGCATGATTAGATCTGAATCCTCACCCAAAACATCAAGCAGTTCATGGTCAATGGCATATAAGACACGAGGATCAGTGGCAGCAGATTTGGCACTGACCAATTCTTGTATTTCACGTTGACGATCACGGATATTAAATGAATCTGGATATTCCACTCGGCCTTCCCAGGTTCTTCCCTGATATATGCCAAATATTTTCCATATTTGTTCTTCGGCTAATTCTAGATTATCTGCTTTTTCAGATAGGCGTGCATTTAATAATTGAAATTCAGTTTCCAAGGCCACACCACTCACGGTCCTTGATTCTGTGGCACGCACACTGCCAATATTGGCAATCTTTTCAATTTGATTTTCTAATTGGCGCACAGTGTCGTGAATACTGCCCACTGCGGCTCCACTGAACTCCAAGGCATAGGGATTAAGTCCCGGATCTGATCCTTCCTGAAGCACAATCATGGCACCAGCACCTGCTCCGACCTGTGCTGTGGGTGGCACTACTAGGGTTGGATGTGTGCCCAATCTCACTGCCTGCTCATTTTCAGAAGTCATGTTATAGATCATTTTGGAAATGTCAGCGATGTCATTGATATCACTTACGCCAATACCTTTTTCTATAGAGCGTTGGTTATAGACTAATACGGCTGGAATAAATCCCAGTGTATTTGTTTCTACCTTCATCAAATTGGCTTCACGGCTAGCATCATCCATTTCCCAAGTTTCAATACGGTCTGTATACCAACGACGCACTACCTGAATACGATCTACTACTTCTTCAACATATTTTAATTCTGTCAGTTCATAGCGACCAGTTTCTCGCCTACGCCAACGAAAATCACTGACCACCAGGGGTGTCATCATGTTTATATAGGGCCTAACACCTGCTGCCTGTTCCTGTGCCAGTGTTTCAGCACCAATGTTGGGTTTGGTCAGAATCAGCCAAACATGCCCAAACACTGATGACCATATAGCGACCTGTTTCATAAAGTCATCAAATGAACGATCTTCATAATCGCAGTCTTTGAGAAAACTTTCTACATCCTGTTGACCTGCCCATGTTCCAAAGTCTCTTTCGGGTTCTTCGCGAAATAGAAATGAGGTATAGGTTTGAATAACTGATTGGCAGTGATTGATATAGGGGGTATTGTTCAGGCGTTGTTGATATTCACCATCACGCTCCAAAGCATAACGAACTAGATTGCCCGCATCACGATATTCTTTACCACCAACATAGGCCTGCATGAGGAACTGCCAACGATCTCTATATTTGAGATAGAGTTGATGAGCACTGGCCAATGCCACATAGTCTTGTTGCAGTGTATAGTTGGAACTTGCCATTGATATTATATCCTAATGTTATTAGCATGGGGCACAAATAACTTATGTCCCCAAGTCTTAATGGGTAAATCTGTGGGTTTTGATCTAATGGGAAATAGATAATCTACCATGTATCTAAGTGCATCATTCATATGATCATACCCTGAATTCTTATCTGGAATGTTGGAATCCTGTTTATAGATCTGCTTTTCCAAACACTCAATCAGATATTTACAACCGGGATCAATAAACAGCGTAGATATGCCCGAACTACTACGCAATTTGGCATTAACTGCATTGATTCCATCGCGCACAGAATTGTGTGCTGTTGGTGCTAATACTCTAAATCCTGCTGCTCTTAATATGGTATGATCTGTTCTACCACCTGCAGATGTTTTTCGTTGTGAGCCAGCAGGATCTGGATATACCACAATTCGTTTGTTTGGATAACGCTGTTTAATTTCCTCTACAACTTCATCAGTATTGGAGCCAAAGATGCGTATTTCATCGATTATGTGTAGTATATGATCGCGTTTGACCGCAACCACAGCACTGACTGGATCAATGTTGAAATCCATTCCGATATGCAGTTCATTGCCCACAGTTTCAGTGAATTCTTTGAGATTATAGCGTCTATCAAACGCATAAAACACACGCCCCGAGAACGTTTCAAATGTGGCTAGATATTCCTGACGAAATGTTCGCTCATCTAGTGTGGCACGAGCAGATTCAATTTCTTCTTTGCGAACATTACCACCATCCAATGTGGTGAATTGCCAACTTGACCATTCGTCGGGATATTCTGTGGCCATGGTCCATAAATCATGTGCCCAATTTAGGCCTTTGGGCGTGCCTATGAATAGCGCATGACCTTCACGATCAGAAAGTGTGGGACGCAGTGTTTCATACCATGCGTCGGGTGAAATATCTGCGAATTCATCAAGCACTAGATAGTCTAGGCCAATTCCTCTAAGGCTGTCATGGTTGTCTGCTCCCTTGAGTGAAATAGTTGATGCATTTTTTAATTCCAGACTGAGTTCAGTTTCATTTATTTTTTTTATCCAACGAAGATCTAATAACTTCTGTTTGAGTTTTTTCCACGTTATCATCTTGGCTTGACGATAGGTTGGTGCCACATACCAAACTGTTTGTTCAGGCAGTCGTGCATACCAACATAGTTGTCTAATGCTTAAATGAGTTTTTCCGAAACGTCTGCCCGCAATGACTACCTTAAATCTCTGAGCGGCTTCTACTATCTTTTGTTGTGGTCTGCTTAGGGGCATTCACGATAACCTTTCATGAATGAATTGACAATAGTCTGGATCTATTTCACAACCAACTGAATCTATGTTCATTTCCTTTGAGACTGCCAAGGTAGTGCCAGTGCCTGCAAAAGGATCAAATACTAAGTGTCCAGGTTGGGCGCCAGCAACGTTGAGACAATGACGAACAAGTTCTCTTGGAAATATAGCAGGATGTTTCTTTTCACCTTTGAGACTGCGTGAATCTTTGCCCATATAACCTGTGGTTTCATAGGGAATATGCCAACAGGTTGTTGTAGGTCTGCGTGTTCTACCAGTTCTACGCTGATTATCTTCTCTAAATTCAGGACGATATTCTACACTGCTTTGGATAAGGCTTATAGGTGTTTGACCTTTATGAGTAAAATGCCAAATGGTTTCATGTCCGTGAGGTAGCACATATTTAGAGTTGATATTCACGGTAGAACGACCATAGATATGACCTTTGAATTCTACGGCCTTAGCCCATACTATATGATTTTGAACCTGCCAAGGTATTCTACGAGCAATGTCATAGGCAAGAAAAGGTTCTTTGCCATTACCTGC